TTTTTTATCAAGTAAATCTGAGTTTTCTACTGCAGCCAGTTCTTGTATATCACCTTCTATCTCGTAGATAGTGTGATGATAGTCTGTAGGAACCATATCTGCGGGATCTTGAACAGTCTTTCTCAAAAGCTGAGGTAGATGAAATTTATCCCACATCCAAGTCCAATCATTAGAATTAATTAGTAGATATCCTGTCTCTACTTCTTTTCTGTGAAACGAAGTAGTCATTGGACTACCTGGGTACACAATATTTCTTTGAGTATTGCTATGAGCATGTAGATCACCAGCAAATACTACAGGAAAATCATTAAATAAATCTAGATCTACCTCTGGCTTTACATGCGGAGGAATCTCTCCCCTTACATGAGTAAACAGAGGCATTTTTTTATTAAAATGATCTAAACTATTTTTTTGATGAAGCTCCCTGTAAGGCAAGACACCAAACCCTAAGTCTTTGTCGATATAAGATATATCTACAAGATTAACTAAAGGATTAATATCTCTAGTGGCTTGCTTTAACTGGGAAAGAAAAGTTCTGTTTTTTCGCGTAGCTTCATGGTTGCCGTCATAAATAAGAGTAGGCTTTTTTACGTTTCTTACAAAAGAAAAATAAAGAGACAACTCGTCCATGCTAGGAATGCGATCAAAAAGATCTCCACCAATAATGTGCATATCGCACTCGCTTGAGACTTCATGTACTTGCTCAAAAAAGGTATTATATCTTTTTACCGCCCACTCAACTGGGACATTCTTCTGTCCCAGTTTTATGTGCCAATCTGCTGTGAATAAAATCATGCAATTTTAAACTCGTCTTCAATGCTTTCGTCAATCTCTTCTGTTCCGCCTAAGTTATCACGGATCTTATCGAGAAGTTCTTTCTGTGCGTCTGGAGTAGGGCGAGGCATTACCTCATCCATAGACTTTAGATCAGCTACAGCAGCTACTTCTGCATCGGTAAGAGCACGAGGCTTACACTTTAACGCCTGGAGCTGATACTCTACATTATAGGGTAGAGGGCCGGTTTTTACTCGCTTGAAACAAACATCCCAACCAGTTTCGTGGTCAGTAGGATCCCCTAGATCTTCTGCGGCAGTAATAATTTGCTCCCACAGCTTCTTCTTGAGATTTACTACTTTTACTTGACCGTTGTCAATGCACTGAGTAGCATAGCTCCAACCACACTTAAGATCAGGATAAAATTCACGAACCCAATCTTTGTCTAAATTATTAAAAGTCTCTTTGTTACGGTCGAAAGAAAGACATTCAAAAGGAATGTTCTTATCGTTCTCACCTTTAATCCAATAAACATAGCGAGCAAGAATGTCGCCTACTAGACGGAATTTGTTATCGCCGTCGGTATATTGGAAACTGCTGATCGACGACTTTTGTGCCGATCCTTTCTGTTGATTAAATGAAATTGCCATTAATGTATCTCCGAGTTCTGGACTTCTTCATATAGAAAACGCACTTTCTCGTCGTCTATTATAAGTAGCCTATTATTGTTTATAATTGTTTCCGGCTCTAACCCTGGTACAAATATCAGGTCTAGAGTCGTATCTTGTGTTGATAGAAAATCTATCGAGGATCGGAAAGAGCACAGCGAAATATACTGTGCTAATTCACGATATTTATACTTATGAGAATGGTATAGAAGTACGTCAGGGTGTAGCATGAAACTCACCCCAGAAAAGTCTTTCTGCGAATATTTATAAATAGGATCTCTACTATTTTCAGGAATTTGCTTGTGAACAAGCATCCTAAAGATACGTACTACCTCGCGCACATTTCCGTGCGACGCATCATAAATTTTCGTCCAGTCAAATAAGAACATATATTATACTAAAGTTTAACCTTGTTGTCAAGAACTATTTTTTTATAGCTGTTTGATTTGATAACCCTGTTTCATGTAGTGTCCCATGCGGGTAGAAGCCTGTCTTCTTGCAGTGTTACCCTTGAGATGTATATCAATAATCACCGGGTCTCGCTTGCCTTCTTCTTTTCGTATGACACGTCCAATTAACTGGGTTAATAGTGGTTCGTTGTTTATCGGTGTAGCAAGTATTAGGCAACTTAGCTCATTCAAAGAGATACCTTCTGAGAAAATAGCTTGTGTTCCGAACAGAACGTTCTTTTTACCACTCTTTATAAGAGACATGCGTTCTTCCCTTTCCTCATGAGAAAGCTCACCCGTAACACAAGTCGCTTTATCACCAGCTAGTTCGGCGCAGGCCTTCATGAAATGCACTCTGTCGCTCACTACTAACACCCTATGCCCTTTTGCGGCGTAGGCCGCAGCAAGCATGGATACAGTATGTCGATAATCATCATTATTTGTTAAATTAGTCACTCTATTCGCCCAAGGAATATTGGCACCGTCCATAAATCGAATTTCGCTATTCAAGATATGGACGGTAGGTGGCATGAAGTTTTCTTTTGGTGGTTTGAAGACTTTGCTTCCAAAGTAATCTCTAAATACTACATGTTTTCCGTCCTTTCTTTCGATAGTGCCTGATAGACCTATCTTATATCTAGCATAATTACTATCAATTATTTTAGAAAACGTCGGAGACGAGACATGGTGCATTTCATCCAAGATGATTGTACCAAACTCTTTTTGTATTGTACCAATATTACGGTAAAGAGTTTGAGTATTCCCCACAACCACAGGACCAGAAAGATCCATACTACCACTTCCAATAATGCTTGGCTTAAATCCATACACTTTCTCTACTTCTTTTGCCCACTGATTTCTTAGGGGTACTGTGTGGGTAACAATAAGGGTTTTTTGACCTAGTTTCCCAGCAATAGCTAATCCTGTAAAAGTCTTTCCCCAGCTAACCCATGCGTTAATTATAGCATTGTCTTCGATTTCATCAAAAACAGCTTGCTGGCTTTCCCGTAAAGGAAACTTAAAGTCAGGAAATTGCTCAGGCTTTATCAATCGCTTATCAACTATTTCGTAGTCGTCTGGTATTAAATCCACACGACCCACAGGTATGCTAACTAAATCCGAACGAATTCGTACCATAGTCTTAATAACCTGTGGAGGATCTTTTGGATTGTAAGTAGGTATCGAATAAGTTAGTTCTTTACTGAGAAAGTCCTTATACTCATTCGTTACTTCTAGATAAATCCTGTTACTTATTACTGCTTTCATAAACCCAGATTCGTTTTTACGGTAATATAATCTTTAACAAAGCCACTCCGTACAATGTCTTTAATTTCAAAGTCAACAAGATCAAAGTGATCCATTGCTTTGAGTATGCGAATAAAGTCTTGTAGTCCATTTTTACTAAGATCAGACTGTCGGAAGTCGCCACAGAAAATAATTCTGCACTCCTCGCCAACTCGTGTAATAATAGAGTCTAGCTCATGAAAACTCATGTTCTGACATTCATCTACTATAATTACTGAATCTCTTAGTGTGACCCCGCGAATAAACGAAGTAGTCATAAAATTAACTAAGCCTTTGGTTTTTAATATTTCGTAAGAGTCTCCCCTTTGAAACAATTCAATACAAATATCTTTATAAGGTTCTTCATATATTGCGCTTTTTTCTTTTTCATTGCCAGGAAGAAAGCCAATGTCTCTAGTAGGTACCGCGCTTCGTATAATAATCAGCTTATTATACCCTCCTTTGAGCATATCATCAAATGCTAGATAGCAAGAGATAAAAGTCTTTCCTGTGCCTGCAACTCCGTGTAAAAGTAAGTGTTTTTCACTTTCAAAAGCGGCTACTTGATTTTGTGTTAAGGGTTCGATCTCTAATAGAGTCAGACCCGCACCTGCGAGCGTTCTGTTTCTTCTTCCCATATATAATTCACACTTTTCTTCGAGTGTCAGACTTTTTATGGTCTGAGTACTCATACAACATCCAAGGAATACCCTTACGATGTAAAATCCCCGCCCACTGAATCTGATCGTTTACAGGTGGACGGGGGATCTTAAAAGGAAAAGTAACTCCTTTTACCCATAGTACAGCAGCTTTATCTTTTTTCTCTACTCTACGGATTTTATAGTATTTGAGAGGACAGTTTTCTACTTTTTCATATAGAAAGGGGTTACCCTCGCTATCAATAAAAGTTTTTGTTTTCTGTTTGATAATACCAAGGAGGCTTCCTAAAGAACCCCTTAAAGGGTAAAGATCCTTAAAGGGGGTCTGTAGTCTTCGTATACCAAGTGTTTTTCCTGGCATATTCTTATCATCTAACAGTCTGTTATCCACAAACAATAATCCGTCTTGCTCGTGCCAATTCGAGGAATCCAGTATATATACTGGAAACTTTACTTTACTGATTTTCCGGTAAGTGACTACCATACATCTTCTCGAATTTACCTAATGAGTAATCCTCATGAACATCAAAGTCACACCCTACGGGGGCTCCGGAGATGTTGAGGCCACGGTCAAGCTGAATAAAGTGTTGGAGGCGCTCACTGTATTCTTCTATTTCTTCTTCTGGAACTTCTGCCAGAATCGAGTCATGTACTAAAGCAAAGATACGAGATTTCATATTTTTAGCTTTAATATGTGCGCCCATGTCTATAGCACCTAACAAGTTAATGTCAGAAGCAGCAGACTGAACTAAAAAGTTTAGTCCTGAGCGCACACTATGACTTCGAATACCAGCGTCGTCAGAGGCAACATTAGGTAGACGTCTCTTTCTACCAAAGAAGCTATATACAAACCCATTCTGTTCGATGAACTTCTGGTTTGTCTCAATCCAGCTTTTCAGCTTATGGAAAGAGTTGAAATAATCATCAATAACATCTTTTGCTTCTCCAACGCCAAAATACTTGCCAGAGTCTTTGGTAACTTGTTCACTAATCTTTCGAGGACCAGCACCATACATAATACCGAAGGTAACAGCTTTTGCAGCTTGTCTTTGGGTTCCGTAGAACTCTGCAACGTCAGCCACGTCACAAGGTAACTTGAAAACTGTTTTAGCAATCGAACTATGAAAGTTGCCTCCTGAACGAAATACGTTCATCAATGCTTCGTCACTTGCAAGTTTTGCAGCGACATATACTTCTGCGGTGGTTAAGTCCATTGCAACGATTTTATTTCCTTCCTGTGCGCGAATACAACCTTTAACAATAGGATTGTCGCGGGGAAGCTGTTGCATGTTTAATTTACCGCTAGAAGACAAGCGACCAGAAGTAGTTCCATGTAGGTTGAAATTTGTACGTAACCTACTGTCTCTATCAAGCTGTGGTATAATCTTATCAAGATATGTATTCTTGATTTTGCTTTTCTGGCGAATATTAAGAATGTGTTGTGGAACATCATGTTGTTCTCCTAGTTCTTGTAAAACTTCTGCATCTGTTGAATTTGCACCTGTACCGGTTTTCTTCCCTGTGGGCTTCAACCCGATAAAGTCAAAAAGCAAAGAACGAAGCTGAACTGTAGAGTTCGGATTAAAATCCTTGCCCTGAAACTCCTCAAACTTTTTCACCTCCTTGAAATTGTAGAGTTCGTTAATAGCTTCATCTATATTACTTTGCATAAGTTCTTGGGATACTAATAAACGTGTTCGATCAAACGGTACTCCGTTATCTTGAGTATCTATTAGAAACCTACACCCAGGTATTAATATGTTGTCATATATCCACTTGAGCTTTGGGTTTTCCTTAATCTTCTTAAATTTTTGATAGAGAAGAAAAGTACATACAGCATCCATAGCTGCATATGTTTTCATTACATCAAAGGGAATCATATCCCAAGAAAAACTTTCTCGATTATACCCATTTGCGCGTTTATACTGATCAATCCAATCATACATTGGTTTTTCATAATCACCATATGGCGTAAATTTAATAGACAACTGCTTAAGACCATGCCCTCCAGGATTCTCGTCTATGAGGTAGTGGAGCAACATGGTGTCCTCGAACCTAGGAAACTCAAAGCCAAAGTGATACTCAAAAAATGCCATATCGAATTTGGCATTATGAAAGATTACTCTGCGCTTTAGAAATAACTCACGTAGCATTTCTTCTATTTCTTCGTCGAAACAATCCGTATCAATATAGATACCATTGTCTCCAGTATAGGACATAGAGATACCAATCATATGTCCGTTTCGAGGGTATAAGCCACTTGTCTCTGAGTCAAGTGCAATGTAGTCGCCCGTATGTGCCAAAGCACCACGAATCCACTCTTTTGCTACTTCGGTATCTTGAGTACCCATTGCGATACTCTCATCTATGATGACATCTTCAATCTCACCATTAATGTACTTAATAATATTTTCTTTAGACGATTCCCACGTCTTACGAGCTTCTGGTTTGAACTTCAGCATAGCTGGATTAATTACAGGCAGAAACTTTCCTTCTACCTTCTTACCAGAATATTCTGTGACAGAATTAATCTTTGTAAAATACTTCAAAGCATCACTACCGACAAGAACTACCCATTCGTAGTTGTCGGGATTCATGTTAATGTCACAGTCTCGTTTTAATACTTTTTTAATACTAGAGTCTGAACAAAGCTGGAATTGATCGAAATCAAAAGCTCCATCAAACTCATTTCTAAAATCTGTTCTACTTGGTTTAGTTTCTACTAATGCAACTTTAGGCATATAATCTATTCTCCAGTTTCTTAACTTGAGTTTCCGTAAGTGCACCAGGATCCAACTCTTTCATATGGATGTTTCTGGTAAAGAGACCAACTTTCTCGCACATTACTTTAACATTTTCTGCTGCTTTTTGCCCCGCGTCATCGCCATCAAAGAATATACCTATCTTTGTAGCGCCTTTCATAGAGAGCATAAGCAGCTTATCTTCATTTATATTGTTTGTGCCAAAACAGCAACAAACATTCCTTAATCCTTTATCATGTAGATTTATTACATCATAAATTCCTTCTACAAGAATTATCTCACCAAGTCGGGGAGATACTTGTGGAAATAATGGCAGCTTTGCACCAGGAGGAGTAAACTTATACTTTGGAGTTCCTCCAGAGGTATGTCGACCTTGAAATGCTACTATTTTTCCAGAAATATCTCTAATAGGGAAGTTGATACGACTTATATAGTCTTTACCAGCGTGTTCAAACGCTTCAAACTGTTTATAAGTCTGAGGGGATATGTTTCTCCAGTTACCAATGTAGGGTAAGAAATCTTTGGGGAACGTCAAGCCTACGTTCTCTGCGCGCTTCTCTTCAATTTTCTTCTTTAAAATGTCTCGCTTTAGTTGTAGACCCGACGCTTGTTCCCCAAAGAAACTAAAAAGGTTTCCTTTAAACTCACACGCAAAGCAGTTGAATCGACCGTCAATCTGATCGATTCGCATACTAGGATTACTATCATCATGCTCAGGGTTTAGGCAACGTACTACGTAATCCTTCCCCTTTGGGATGTATGGAATCTTCTTCTGTATCAATAACTCTTCCACATTCATTGAATGATAGCCTACGTGCTTGTGCTTGTTTAATTTGTCTTCTGCGACTTTGTTGTCGCATCAATCTTTGTCTCTGTGCAATCTGAGTATGTCGATGCATTACTTACCTATATGCTCTATATCTTCGTTAGGAATAACTTGATATGCTCCCTTATTGAATGCAATAGCAACAGTATACTTCTTACTTACTTCCTGTCTATAGGAAGTATCGTTTGGTACTGTGTAAGCACTTAAAGGTGTTGACTTAAACTCTCTGTCTTTACGAACCCAGGGGGCGGGCTTAAATACTTTTTCGTCTTTTGCTAAAGGTATGAAAGGCTTTTGAGTTCTTTTTACTTTTGCTACTCTCTTTTTCTTCCTACCAGAGTAGGTATGATTCATACTGCCTTGAATAATCATTAGAATCCTCCTGAATATGAATGTATATTATACAGGATTTACCAGAAGATGTCAAGAAATATTTTTAAGCAACGTCGTCTATATCTTCGCCAGTCTTCATAGAGGAGTCCTCTCTTTCTTGCGGAGACAAGGAACTTTCTGGTCCAATCTTTTGAGTTTCCCAGTTCATAGTAGAAGTAAAAGAACGCTGAGCAGAGTTACGCATCTTCACACAATTAAAGGTAATACAAGCATCCTCTTGTTCATAAGTTTCAAGAGCATAAGCTGCATCAGCAGCATCTAGTATACCTTTGGCAAAGCGCGCTTCTCCACTCGCGTCTGTTTGATATGGCGATATAACGGTACAATCATATTCTTGTGCCATGCTTTTGAGGGCTTTACTCACCTCTATTTGCTCTGTCCAATCGTACTGTCCCGCTCGGTTGGGGATAGCAGATTTTTTGACCTGGTTAATATAATCCACAAGAACAACACCGACATTGAGAGCCTTCACCTTCTTATCCATCTCTGCCTTAATCTTTGCTAGGTTCAGAGAAGGATCATAGACTACATCTACTTGCTGAGTCGGGAGAAGCTCGCAATTAGTTGTAAGACTGTGATGAAATTCGTCGAAATCTCGGTGTTGTTTGTACTCTTGTAGTTTTTTCTGGCCTTCCTGAAAACGGTTAGCCCACCATACTGCAACTTTCTCCCACTCTGTCACTCCAAGATTCTTGGTGCGAAGGCGAGCATGAGGTATACCAGTTGCAATAGCGCAAACTCTTTGAAGAATAGACCGACTATCCATCTCAATAGTGAAATACATAGCCGATCGACCCTGCTCAAAGACGTTGTGAGCGATATTAGCACAAGTCATTGACTTTCCAGCCCCGCGCCGACCTCCGATAAGTACTAAATCTCTAGGAGAGAACTGTATATCGTAGTCGTACTCGGTATTTAAACCTAGCGGTAGGTACTTGGCAATATCATCATCAGATTCAAAAAGAGTGATGCGTTGCATACTCTCTTGCGGAAGTTCTAGATCTACTTTTTTCTCAATGTCTAGGACAATCTGATGTAAATGTGTTACTGATTCTTCTGCATCTTCAAAAGCTACAGAATTATCCACATAAGACTCTAAGGAGTTGAGAATCTCCTTTTGAGTGTACTCATTTTTGAGATACTGTAGAAGGCTAAAAGCATCTACATCAACCTCGATACCCTGAAGAGCATAAACCTTTTCTAGAGTTCCAGGATCACGTACCTCAAATTTGAGATCTTCAAGTGTTGGAAGTTTGTGAAACTTATCTGCATGTTTATCAATCACTCCGAAAAGTGTATGAAACTCATTAGGCAAATAATCTTTGCGAACGGACGTCCAGGTCTCAAAGTCCTGCAGCGTCAACACCTGCTTGATTAAAGCACTCGCAATGTTCAAAACTTCCCCCGAAGATTATAAAGATTAGCGACCCCGAAGGGTCGCTATTGTATTAGCCTGCAGCTTTTTCTTTCTTAGATGCACCATCATAGTCGGCCGCAACCAAACCACGACGAGTCAACATAGTCTTAACACCGCGAGCAGTTTTGCCAATGGCTTCAGCGATTGTATCTACAGTCATAGCTGAGATGTCACCAAGGTCTGCTAAAGGATCTTCTTTAGTTGCACTTTTGGTGTGCTCTTGACGTGGAATAGCGTCGATATCGCCAGAGCGAAGAAGGCTAAGAGCCTTACCACGAACACTGTTTACACTGCGATCAAGAGCGTCAGCGATTGCTTCTACGAAAGCACCGTCTTGTACCATTGAGACAAAAGTCTCTTCTTCTTCTACAGAATAAGTACGTACAGTCTCTACTTTAGGAGCAGGCTTTACATTGTCGGTCAGTTCCATAGACAGGATCTTACCTTGGATTGACTTAGCAGAGAAAGCTCCGCCGTCAAAGTGGTCAGCGATCTGAGCATAAGTATACTCACCACTGTTGTCCTGTACAAAAGAAGCCAAAGTAGCTTCCTGTTCAGGAGAGAAGGTTCGAACAGAAGATGCTGATGCAAGTTCTACGTCGAAGCCCATTTTACGCAGTTTACTAGAAACTGATCGTGTTGAAGTTTCAAGCTGAGTTGCTGCTTCTGCAACAGTTGCTTGAGAGATTGGTGATTCGTCACCGACAAAGTTGGTCAACTCTTCGGTACGTTCTTCGGTCCATTTTGGCAATGCCATATTATTGTTCTCCAAGTAAATCTAATAGATT